CACTAGGATGTGGAGTAACGTGTTGGTTTTTACCCACAATATCACCTCCTCTCCAAGAACATTTTACCACTAGAGGGAGGGAAAAGAAAAGGAGGTATGCAGGATGGATAATCTCCAAGGACAAGCGAGCGTAGAAAGAATCACAATGTCAGCAAAGGAGGCAGCAGCTTATTTAGGAATAAGTTACTGGCTTATTCTTGAAATGGCCAAAAGGCATGAAATACCGTACATTGCTTGTGGCAGTCGTAAACTTTTCAGAAAAGAAGCGCTTGATAAATGGATGGAAGAACAGGAGAAGAAAGCTTTAGAAAGACCGAGTCAATACGGTGTCTTGAGAAAAATTTATTGAAAGGAGAGTAAGCATGAACATAAGTTGGGGACATGAACCCTTATCAGAACGAGAAGAAGAGTATATTTTAAAACTTACATGGAAAGAAAAATTTGAAATAGAACGACTTATTTACATTGAAAAAGAAGAAGTTACTAAAAATATTGATTTTCTGAAAAAAATAAAAAAATCAGAGGAGATGAAATAAATGTCAATCAGGCTTGCAATGTTATTATACAAACTTGGTTTTAGCGTCACACACGACGCAGACAAGAAGAGAGTTATAATTTACAGATCTTGAGTATAGCACATTTTTATAAAAAAAGAAAGGAGAGTTTATTATGCAAGCTAGTGTTTTAGTTAAAACGAAGGATATGGACAAATCTGAGTGGCTTCAATGGAGAAAGAAGGGCATAGGCGGTTCAGATGTTGCTGCTATAGCTGGATTAAGTAGATATAAAAGCCCAGTACAGGTATGGCTAGAGAAAACAGGCCAAGTCGAGCCGGAGGAACCCGGAGAAGCAGCTTATTGGGGACAGGTTTTAGAAGAGATAGTTGCAAAAGAATTTACAGCCAGAACAGGGAAGAAGCTTAAAAGAAGATTGGCTATTCTTCAACATCCACGGTATCCCTTCATGATTGCAAATATTGACCGTGTGGTTGTTGGAGAAGAAGCAGGATTTGAAGCTAAGACCACCAGTGAATGGCACAAAAATGAATGGGAGGACGATAAAATCCCAGATGAATATATATTGCAGGTCCAGCATTATATGGCCGTAACTGGTTTCTCAAAATGGTATATAGCCGTACTTATAGGAGGTAACAAATTTCGCTGGAAGGTTATTGAAAGAGATGAGGAAATTATTCATTACCTTTTCAAAATTGAAAGCGACTTTTGGAAACTAGTAGAGACTAATACACCTCCAGAAATGGATGGAAGTCAAGCTAGTACTGAAGCACTAAAATTACTTTATCCAAAAGCTGAAGAAGGAAAGGCAATAGAATTACCGTTGAGTACTCAGGACCTCATAGAAGAATATGAACAAATATGTGAAAAAGAAAAAGAGATAGCTGAACAAAAAGAAGCAGTAGTCAATAAACTTAAAGCATTATTAGGCGATGCTGAAATTGGATACGTCGGAAATAAGCGTGTGATATGGAAAAATATTAGCTCAGCCAGACTTGATACTAAGGCCTTAAAAGAAGAAATCCCAGAAGTATATGAAAAATACGCAAAATTAACAACTTATAGGCGTTTTGAAATTAAATAGAAGGAGGATTTTATCATGGGTAAAACAGTAAAAAATGATGAATTAAAAAATAAATTAGCCAAAAAAGCTGAAAATACTCCAGCACCGGGGAAAACATTAAAAGCTCTGCTTCAGGACCAGAGTGTTAAAAATAGATTCAATGAGTTGTTAGGTAAAAAATCTGCAGGTTTTATATCCTCTCTGCTTAATGTTGTAAATTCTAACCCACAACTTCAAGCTGCAGATCCGCACAGTATTCTTTCTGCTGCTGCTCTTGCTGCTGCTTTGGACCTTCCTATAGATCCAAATCTCGGTTTTGCATATATAGTCCCATATAACGTGCGTCAAGGTGATGCTCATATTTTAAAAGCTCAGTTTCAACTTGGATATAAAGGATATATTCAATTAGCAATGCGTACAGGTGCATACAAGACAATAAATGCAACAGAGGTATATGAAGGAGAAATAAAAAATTATAACCGCTTTACAGGTGAATTTGAATTTGGTGAAAAGGAATCAGATAAGATAATAGGCTATATAGCATATTTCAAGTTGTTAAATGGCTTTGAAAAGTATCTTTACATGACTGTTGAAGAAATAGAGAGACATGCAAAACGTTACTCTAAAAGTTATGACAGCAAAAACAGTCGTTGGAAAGAAGATTTTCACAGCATGGCACTTAAAACAGTGATAAAAAGATTACTCTCTAAATACGGTATTCTCTCAATTGAAATGCAGACCTCACTCTTAGCGGATCAGGCAGTAGTAAAACAAGATGAAGAAGGCAATATAAACTATGAATATCCAGATAATATCACACTGGATGAAGAGTATTATATAGTGCATGATGAAGAAGAAACCCAAGAACAGCAGAGCGAAAGTGAAAATAACGAAGAAAAAGAAACTACTGGACAGATTAGTATAGAGGCGTAGATAGAAAGGCAGTCAGGAGGTTATCCACTCTCTGGCTGCTGCCTCTACCTCTATAGCAAAGGAGAGGAGAAATAATGCCAAATAGAATTTTAAAAGAAAGCATAACGACAAGTGATACAATAAATGAACTCACTCCAGAGGAAGAAGTTTTCTTTTATAGATTGTTAGTGGTTTGTGATGACTATGGCCGTATGGATGCAAGACCAAGCATATTAAGGGCTAAGTGCTATCCTCTTAAGCTTGATAGTGTGAGTGAAGATGATATCAAATCATGGCTTAATAAGTTAGTTAAAGTTGGCTTAATAAAGCTTTATATCGGTAGTGATAATAAACAGTATCTTCAGGTAGTTACGTGGGATAAACATCAGCAGGTGAGAGCAAAGAGAAGTAAATATCCTGAGCCTGTTGAATATATAGAGGGAAATGATAGAAGCAATAATGCAGATGATAGTAACATGATATCATCTGATATCAAATGTAATCAAATGAATGCATATGTCCCCGAGAATCCTAATCCTAATCCGAATCCTAATCCGAATATAAATACATATGTCGCAACTGACGTTGCTCAGTGTGTGTCTGTCCCGGCTGAGAAGCCATCTGACTCTACGGAAGATGGTGGAGCGCAGTCTAAAAAGACTGGCAAAGACGGATACACACAAGAGTTTGAGGAGTTTTGGAAGCATTATCCCCGAAAGATAGAGAAAAAGCGTGCTTTTAGAGCATGGAAAGCAAGGTTAAGAGAGGGAGTAGACCCTGAAATTCTAATTCAGGCATGTAAAAATTATGCTGCTTATTGTACTAAACAGGGTTTAGAGCAGCGGTATATAAAACATGCTAGTACTTTCTTGGGGCCTGATAAACCGTTTGAAGAGTATGTAGATGGGCCTCCTGAAACTGTGCAAGATGGAAGCAGTCTGCTTAAAGAGCCTAAAAGTTGGGGCATTTTGAGGAATCTTTATGATAAATACAGGCAAGAGGAGGAAAAAGGGGTATGAAAAAAACTGAAGTGGTAAAACTCTTGGTGGTTATCAATGCAGCCTTTCCAAACATGCAAGTAACTGAGGCCATGGTGGACTTATGGCATGAGCTACTTGGTGATATTGATTTTAATCTTGCAAAGGCTGCTGTTAAGAAAATACTTCTTGAAAGTCCTTATCCTCCAACAATAGCTGATATTCGTAAACAGGCAGCAGAAATAATAATGCCGAAGGAAAATAAAATTGACGCTGCGGAAGCATGGGGAGAAGTGGAAAGAGCGATACGCTTGTATGGTTCATACATGGAGGAAGAGGCAATATCCAGCATGAGTCCTGCTGTAGCAAGAGTAGTGAAATATATTGGCTGGAGAGAAATATGTCTTTCTGAAGAACCGGGGGTAGTAAGAGGACAATTTTTGAAAATGTATCAACAATTACAAGAGCGGGAGAGAAAAGAGGCTCTATTACCGGAAGGATTAAAAAGAGATATAGCGATGCTTACGGAACAACGTTTAATGCTGGGAGAAGGGGGAGAGGCAGATGATTCTTAATGAAATAGCTCAGGCTATTGAACAGCTTAAAATTGCAGAAGAGAGATTCAATAATGCTATTGGCGATGAAATAGAGATAGCGATATATGAGCTAAAGGCTGCTGAGTTGAGATTGAATATGCTATTGAGAGAAGTTAAAGAGGCCAAAAAGAAGGTGACAGCATGAGATACAAAATTGTGATACCTGGAAGGCCGGTCCCTAAAGGGAGGCCACGTTTTTCAAAAGGACATGCTTATACACCAGAAAAGACAAGAATGTATGAGGAACTAGTAGGTTGGAAAGCAAAGCAAGTAATAAAAAGCCCTCTTAGAAAGAATATTGCGGTCTATATAACTATCTACGCAAGTAGCAAGATACAGGGTGATCTGGATAATTACGCAAAGTCTATTCTTGATGGAATGAATGGCGTAGCTTACATAGATGATAAGCAAATATGCAGTTTATCTATACAGAGAATTTCTGACAAGGAGGAGCGTGTGGAAATTGAAATAGAGGAGATGTTAGTATGACTGAGAAAATAAAACCTCTTGGTGAACCTATAGAAGCACTTGCGATAGGGCTAAAACTGATGAAATTGGCTATGAATAAGTATAATATAAGTGCAGAAGAAGCTGTAAGCGAAACATTAAGACGTATAAATATTATGCAAAGAGAAGGCATGATTTTTGATAAAAATTTTAGGGGATGGTATCATAAACAAAAGATTTCAGGAATGTGTGTAACATGTGGGAAAAGACCCGCAGAACCCGGATATACAAGATGTAAAATTTGTAGGGTTAAAGCTAAAGAATCACAAGATAAGTTTTGGAAGAGAGGTAAGTATAAAAAGGAGGTATCGCTATGAGTGAAGATGTTCTGAAATACTGCTACAGGTCGATAGTGCGATACCTGAACGGAGATATGGCACTTTTCCTTCAATACATGGACAAGGCAATGGAGCTATACGAAGAAGAGAAGAAGAAAGGGAGACTGTACATAACAATAGAGGAGCTCTTGGATTTAGCTACGAAAGAAAAATTAAGCCTGATTATGAAAGGTGGCTGAAAAAATATGACAAAATACGATTTAATGCAATATAGGTGGATTCTTAAAAACATAGAAAAGCTAGAAGAGAAATTGTTAGAGATAGATGCGCAGTTACAAAGAATTACAACACGGTATACGCTAGTGGCGGTATCCAGAACGGGTAATAGAGATGTGATGGGGGATTTGATTATAAAGAAAATGGAAGTAGAGGAAGAAATAAATAAAAAATTGCAAGAAAGTTATAAAAAGCTAAACGAGATAGAAAAGGCAATAAAAAAACTGGATGAAAGAGAAAAACTGCTGATAAGGTTGAGGTATATATATGGCAAGAGCTGGGCAGAAATATGCGATGAGATGAACTACAGTTGGGCGCAAATACATAGAATACACAAAGAAGCATTAGAAAAATTAAAAAAAGATGAGACTAAATGATACACTTTTGTATGATATAATGTAAGTGGAATTATATAAATTTTATTTGTTTAGCCCGGTCACCCCGCCGGGCTTTTGTTATGCTTGTAAGAAAATTTATGTTGGTGTAGAATATATTTATAAAAATATTTTTGAAATGGGGGTATAATTATGGCACTATTTGGCGGTAAAGACAATAAAGAAGAAAAACGACAAGAAGAAATGCAAAAATTTATGGAGAAATACCAATTAGAAGATTTAGATGAAAAAGACTTAGTGGTGTTACGAAGGATATCGCAAGATTTAGCAGGGAATAAATGGTTCAAAGCAGGTATGGCACTAAGTTTTGCAAAAGCAGAAGAACAAGCAAAAGTAACGTATTTGTCCGCATTGGTAGAGCAAAATTGGATGATAATAAGACAATTAAGCAGATTAAACAGAAATATAGAAAAGCTATTAGAAAAATAAGACATGTAGGTGATAGCGTGAAGCCATGGGCAGAGCGTTTTTATAAATCAAAAGCTTGGCAGGAAGTTCGCCAGGCTTATTTTATTTATCAGCATGGAATATGTGAGAGGTGTGGGAAACCGGGAGAAATAGTTCACCATAAGATATATTTAACGCCAGAAAATATAAACGACCCGAATATAACACTTAGCTTTGATAATCTTGAACTGTTATGTCAGGATTGCCATAACAAAGAGCATAGTACAAAAATGCCTGTTGCAGAAGGCTTAGCGTTTGATGATGAAGGGAACTTAATTCAATCCCCCCCACCTTCTAAATAGAGGAGGGGCTTGGAGACCGGCGGCGCGGCCCTTCGAAAACCTCGGAATGGGCTTTTACACGAGGGGGGCTGACCAGCAGCGGCCAAAATCGGCCAAAACGTCGCAAAACTGGCCAAAGTTGCGCAAAAATTTTTTAAAGGTGGTAAAAATGCTTAAAGAAGAAAAGGAAAAATTATACAAGAAAGAATTACAGAAACTGAATAGATACTTCAAGAATATTCCAAAGGCAGACCAACAATTGATAGAAGGGCTCAAACAACAAGCTGCGTTTTTATATGCGACATTGCAGGAACTACAGGAGCGCATAAACGAGGAAGGACCTGTCGAATTGTTTGTGCAGGGCAAACAGCGTTTATTACGTGAACATCCAGCGTCAAAGATTTATAACGAGATGGTTAAGAGCTATGCTGCTATTATTAAACAGTTGCTTAGTATGTTGCCAAAAGAGGAGGCAAAGCCAGTAGAAGATGAGTTGATGGCTTTTGTTAAAAGGGCGGGAAGATAATGCAGAACTATATACTGGAATACTGGGAGAAGATAGAAAGAGGCGAGATAGCGGCATGTAAAAGATTAAAACAACAATACAAAAAACTTGTCGATGAAATAGAGAACCCACGTGAACCGTGGGTTTTTGATTTAGAGAAGGCCAATCAGCCCATCGAGTTCATAGAGAAATTCTGTAAGCACTCCAAGGGCAAGTGGGCAGGCAAGCCGGTCAAGCTGGAGCTCTTTCAGAAGGCGCTTATTCAAGCCGTGTATGGCTTTGTGCATAAAGAAACAGGATTGAGGCGGTGCAGGGAAGTATTTATCTTGTTGGGGCGGAAGAATGGTAAATCAACGCTCATGAGTGCTTTGGGGTTATACATGCTCGTAGGTGATGGTGAAGGTGGGGCAGAATGTTATTCGGTAGCCACAAAAAAAGATCAGGCAAGGATCGTGTTCGCTGAAGCTTGCAACATGGTAAGCCAAAGCCCGGCACTCAGAAAACATTTAAAGAAGCGCAAGACGGATTTATACTTTCCTGTTACATTTGGCAAGTATGAGCCGTTGGCATCGGAAAGTAACAGCTTGGATGGGCTTAACTCTCACTGTGTAATCATGGATGAGCTACACGCTATTAAGGACCGGAACTTATACGATGTCATGAAGCAGTCGATGGCGGCAAGAGAACAGCCCATTCTGTTTATGATTACAACTGCTGGCTTTGTTCGTGAATGTATTTTTGATGATATATACAACTATGCCTGTAAGGCCCTTGATGGCGTGATAGATGATGAAAGGTTTTTGGCGTTTATTTATGAGCTTGATGATAGAAGCGAGTGGACGGATTTTCGGGCATGGGAGAAGGCCAACCCAGGGCTTGGGACGATTAAGAATTACGAGGAACTGGCAGCAAATGTAGAGCGTGCCAAAAACGATCCTAATTTCTTGCCAACAGTCCTTACCAAAGATTTTAATGTTCGCGAAACTCTATCCAGTGCATGGTTAACCTTTGCTGAGGCGAACAATGAAGAAACGTTCGATATGGAAGAGATTCGAGGATGCTATGCTGTAGGTGGTGTGGACTTGAGTGCTACCACCGACTTGACGGCTGCAGCACTTCTGGTGATGAAGCCTGGGAGCGAAAAGATATATGCTATTGTGCAAAGTTTTATGCCGGCTGACGCTGTAGAGGAGCGCACTAAAGAAGATAAGGTGCCATACGATATTTGGGTTCAGCGCGGATTAATAACACCCAGCCGTGGCAACAGGGTTGACTACAGAGATGTGACTGATTGGTTCTTGATGATGAAGGATAAATACGACATCTATCCTTATTGGGTTGGCTATGATAGCTGGAACTCACCCGCATGGGTTGAAGATATGGAAATGCGGGCAGGCTTTGAGCGTAACAAAACGCTAATACCAGTGATTATGGGAGCGAAGACATTGAGCGCTCCCATGAAACTTTTGAAGGCCGATCTGGGGAGTAAGCGAATAAACTATAACAACAATCCTGTATTGAAGTGGGCCTTGACAAATCTGGAAGTAGAAGTAGATAAGAACGAGAATATTAGACCGGTGAAGGGTAGAAATAAACGGCGTCGTATTGACCCGGCGGTAGCCCTCATCATTGCTTACACTGTTCTGTTGCAGGTTTATGAAGACTACCGTAACTTGAATTGTTGAGGAGGCAGGCTCCATGAGTTTATTAGGCACTATAGCGAATTTATTCAAAAAGAAACAGTACACATATATGCAGCCCGTGGATGATTATGAGCCGATTTTTATCCAATGGGGTGGAATACCATACGAAAATGACGTGGTGCGTGCTGCAGTGGATACTATAGCCAGGAACGCTGCAAAGCTGAATCCCAAACATGTGCGTGTGTCAGATGCCGGGATTTTTTGGATGAGAAGCAATTTGGAAAGGCTTCTTGCTTTGGAGCCCAACCCGTACATGTCGGCTTTTGATTTTTACTATCGTCTTGTAACTATGCGGGAACTGGATAACAATGCTTTTGCGTTGATTGTTTGGGGTGATTCAGGGGAAGTCCAGCAGCTTTTGCCAATCAACTGTTCGCAGGCAGAAATTCTTGAAGACAGGACAGGTACTCTTTATGTACGTGTGTGGTTGCTTGGAGAAAAATTTGAGTTTCCTTATAGCGAAGTCATTCATCTGCGCAAACATTATTACAAAAGTGAAGTGTGGGGAGAGAGTAATGATCCTATCAACACCGGCCTAAACATTCTTACAACTGTGGAACAGGGACTTGCAGAAGGGGTAAAAACCTCCACGTATTTACGTGGGATTATAAAATATCAAGGGGTCCTAAAAGATGAGGACATAAAGAAAAATCGAGATAAATTTGTAGCCGAATATATGGATATTCAGAAGTCTGGTGGTGTGGCAGCTCTTGACGCCAAAGCGGAATATATTCCAGTCGAAAGTAAACCACAACTGGTTGATGCCGAGCAATTAAAAGTACTTAAAGACAAGGTTTATCACTACTTTGGCGTTAATGATGCAATTGTAACTGGAAATTACAACGAAGACCAGTGGACTGCTTTTTATGAAAGCATCTTGGAGCCTATTGCAGTGCAAATGAGCTTGGAGTTTACCAGAAAAATTTTTACGCCAAAAGAAATCGGCCACGGTAACCGGATTATTTTTGAGAGCAATCGCTTGCAGTATGCAAGCGTACGGACAAAAACTCAACTTATAAAAGAGCTTATGCAATTTGGGATTTTGACGATTAATGAAGCCAGAGAAATTCTTAACCTAGCGCCTATTCCCAATGGTGATAGGCGGTTAGTGAGCTTGAATTATGTTAATGCTGACAAACAGGACCTTTATCAGGTAGGAAAGGAGGAAGAATAAAATGCCTGCTGTGCCTGTGCATCACACAGATTGGGTAGATAAGCCGTGGGACGGACCCGGCAATGTGGCAAAGCTGCGTAGCGGGGAACCTAGAAGTTATTACAGAAAAATGTTTGCTTGGGAAGCACCAGAAGACGAGGCAGATCCCACAACCAAGTCGGCGTATAAATTGCCGCATCACGAAGTGGACAATGATGGCAATCCTGGCCCTGCGAATGTGCGTGGATGTATTGCAGTTATAGCTGCCTTGAACGGCAGCCGTGGAGGGGTTGATATCCCCGACAAAGATAGACAACCTACCTGGAAACACGTTGCAACGCATTTGTGGGATGCAGACATGGAGCCTGCCGAGCTTAAAAAATTGATTATACCTGAAAGAGAAACAAGAAGGGCAGAAATAAGGATCACACAGATACAAGACAATGATGAAGAAATGATTGTCGAAGGCAGGGCTATAGTTTACAATTCACCCACGGTTATAGCGGAAATCGATGGGCAGAAGTATTATGAAGTTATTATGTCAGGCGCTTTGGATGGTGCAGATTTGCGGGATGTGCCTTTTAAGTACAATCATAGTGATCACATTATGGTTATGGCCAGAACACGCAATAAAACCCTGGAATTGATACCAGACGATAAGGGGTTGCTGATAAGGGCCAAACTTGCCAACACAACTGCGGGAAGAGATTTATATGCACTGATAAAGCGTGGCGATGTTGATAAAATGAGCTTTGCGTTTACCGTGGCAGAGGATAGTTATGACTCCGAAACAAGAACACGAAAAATATATCGTTTTAAGCGTATTTGGGATGTATCTGCAGTGGACATACCGGCCTATGAAGATACGTATATAGCTGCACGTAGCTATTTGCTTGAGCACGAGGCAGTAAATCAGATATATAAGTGGATAGAAAAAGAAAAAGCCAAAAAGCGCAGAAAGCTGTATTTGATGACGTTTGTTTAGCCCTTGCTTCCTGGAGAGGAAGAATAGGGTTTGATACTTGGCTTGCTGTGCCGGACGGCAAGCAGGCACCACTGGAGAGTGGGATATATAACGAAAATCAAAAATAAAATGGGGAGGTAGAATTGTATGGAGAACAGACTTGCTCTGAAATTAGAGGAGCGTTTAAACGAAATTGAGGCACGGAGGGTTGAAATCCGTGCAATGTTGGAAACTGATGATGATGTAGATCTTGATGCTCTGGAAAAAGAGTTGAGGGAGCTAGAAGCTGAAGAAAAGAAGTTGAGGGCGCGCATTGAAGTAATTTCAAAGTTGGCAGGGCAGCCTGGGCAGAATTATAATCCTAGGAGTTTAGGTGCTGCTCCTGAAACAGCAGCCCCCAAAGACGCAGAGAGAGAAGAAGCCGAAAAACGAGGTCAGGCTCTAAAGGAAGGCCGTACCGTAACAATAAGCTCTACGCAGCTTATTCTGCCAAAGCATTATGCTACTGACATTAAGCCTACTTTCCGTGAAGTGTCCAGTTTAATCGACAGAGTAAATATAAAGGAGTTGAAAGGCGGCGAATCTTTCCAGCAGCCTTACCTTGTTGGATACGGTGAGGGCGATTATACACTTGAGGAGGCCGATTATGCAGTAGCGAAGACACAGTTTGGGTACGCAACAATAAACAAAGCAAAGGTTACGGCTTATGCAGAGGACACCGAGGAGGTTTTGAAGTTGCCTGCGGCAGATTATGATGCTGAGGTGCGCAAAGGCGTTCGTGAAGCACTGCGTAAACGCATTACAAAGCAGATACTGGTAGGCGCTGGAACGTCTAATGCTATTGTGGGTATTTTCAGCGCCAACGCAACGGCCATCGATCCAGCAACTGACCTGCCCATTGCAGCTATAGACGCTAATACCTTGGACGAGATAATTTACAGCTTTGGTGGCGACGAGGCAGTAGAGGAACAGGCGGTGCTGATTTTAAACAAGAAAGACTTAAAAGCTTTTGCGCAGCTCCGCACCACCGATGGCAGAAAATTACATGAAATTAAATTCAATGCTGATGGAAACAGCGGTACCATTGACGGCATTCCGTTCATCATCAACTCTGCGTGCAAGGCCATTTCCGATCCGGCCACTGTTGCAGGCGATTACTGCATGGCTTACGGGCCTCTGGCTAATTACATGCTAGTAATATTTAGTGATATTGAAATATTGAGGTCCACGGATTACAAATTCCGCCAGGGTGTTGTAGCGCATAGGGCATCCATATTTGTGGGTGGTAATGTGGTGGCTAAGAACGGATTCCTGAGAATCAAGAAGGCTTCTACTGTATAAAACAGAACTGGGCTGGAGTGAACTAATAGTTTCACTCCAGCCTTTTTCTAAAGAGGTGATAATGTGAAAGTTTTAGTCATTAAAGCGTTTATAGATAAACGTACCGGTATTCCTTATAACAGTGGATATTATTATGAAAGTGATGATTTGGAGCGAATAAAAGAATTGCAGCGATTGGGGTACTTGGAGCAGGTTTCGTTTGAAGAAGGACCGGAGCAGGCTGTGTTGACCAAACCAGAGAAAACCAGCAAGAAGCGAAAGCTGTAATTTGTGCTACCTGTTTTTTTAAGGTGGTGATGTGATGATAGTAACACTTGAGGAAGCTAAACAGCATCTTAGGGTAGACACAAACGACGATGACGGATATATTCTGACTCTAATTGCTGCAGCAGGGAAATTTATTCAAGATGCGACAGGTAAAACGTTTGATAGTACAAATCCTCTTGCTAAAACTGTAGTTCTTTTGCTTGTAGGTGACTTGTACGAGAAACGAGAACTCACAACAGATAAGGCAAGTGAGAAGATACGAGACATTGTAACAATGATATTGACGCAGCTTAGCTTAAGTGGTGATAGCACATGATTAGCATTGGTGATTTAAGACATCGAATAACATTACAAAAACGCATAGACACGACAGATGCTGACGGTTTTACTACTCAGCAGTGGCAAGATGTTGCAACAGTTTGGGCAGCGGTTGAAAATCTACACGGGAGAGAATATTGGGAAGCGGCAGCGGTGCAAGCAGAGAATACTGTTAAATTTACGATTCGCTATAGAGCAGATGTTGATACTTCTATGCGAATCAAATTCAGAGATAAATACTACAACATCGTTGCGATTGATAATATCAAATACCGTAATGAATACATCGAAATCAAAGCACAGGAAGTGGTGCAGAGTGGCAGTTGAAGTCAAATTTGAGGGCATGGATGAGCTTATAAAAGCTGTGGAAGCACTTGGGCAGAAAGGCAGTAGAATAGAGAACGAAGCATTGCGTGAAGCAGGAACATATCTTGCTGAAGAGATGAAGAAAGAAGCACCGGTTAGGACAGGAGCGCTACGGGACAGTA